CTAGGGTCATTCATACCCTCCTGCCATCCATGAAAATATCTTCTTAATAGAAAATCTTCATCATTTATGATAGTCATATCCCAAGTATCATACGTTCTATTGCCTGGAATTTTCAATTGACGGCCCATATATGGTACTATAATTTCACCAAAAGTTGCAGCTGGTAATGATGCACCTTGACATAAAATTTTCATAGCATCTAATACTTTCGTATTCATAACTGGTGCATTAACTATCTCAACTTCAAAAAGATTCGGTCGTGCACCACCTTTAAATTCACTTGTAAAACTATTTAAATTTATTCCTGCCATTTTCTATTCCTCCTATGCTATCCCTGCGACTTCATTGAAAGCTACGCCAGAACGTACTGCAACAAAGTTCAATTGGATAAAGTTGATAGAACGAGATGGCTTAATGTATATATCACCAACAAATTCGTTCCTGTCGATTACGTCTGCTGTATTGTTTGTAGAGTCACAAACAACCAAGAAATCTGTAATTCCCCTTCGCCCACGAATATCAGACAAGAAAGGATTAATCATCCCTCTAAATGCAGATCTCGTAAACTCATCATTGAACTCAAACAAGAATTGTTTGGCTGCTCTGGAAATTGCCTTCTCTAAAACAATGAAAAGTCTTCTTACATTAATTCTATCAAACGCACTCGGCTTTTGATATAGTGTTTTGTCTCCGTACAATACAGTACCTTGGCCTGGGAATGATACCACTGGATTAGCACCAGCTTTGTATACAGTATCCCTTGAATTTTGATCTGGATTGAAATACAGTTTAACTGCATTTTTAATATTACCACGTTGGAATCCAGCTGGTGAGAACCATGCATCTCTGGTTGCTTCTGTCTGAGCAATAAGTCCAGCGATGTCACCGTTCAACGGAATACTTCTGTAGGTATCACTATAACGATCATACATCCTCTTATAGCCACTATCAGCGATTGCATAGGATGAAGATTTATTAATACCAGTACCCAACCAAGTATCAGCAACTGCAGTTGCTTTAAGAGCTTGCGTGGTATTACTGGTTATTGTAGCCTTAGCCGAATCTGTAGATGGACTGATTACTGCTACTGCATCTTTACGATACTCAGCAACATTGTCAATCAAATCAATTTGTTGTGCGTTGTTCATTTCCCCAGCAATTAGAATACTTACATCATACTGTTCTGTATCTCGTAGTATCCCATAACCTTTACTGTCAGCGGTATATCGTGCTGTAGCTGAATTACCATTAGAAGTACTATTACTAGCCACTCCACCAACTAAATCAACTGAATATGGCTCACCTATAGGATCAAAAGCAGTTGTTCCTGTAGAAACATTAACTGACGTTGTTTCCCAATTAGTAGCTGCGGGAGGACTTGCCGTATTTTGTATCTCAGCAAATTGACCAGTTGCGTAAATATATTTGGAATTATTTCTAATAACATCTTTGATGTAATTGGAATTGCCTTGCTCGTCTTTTGCATCTGTACACAATGATACATGAGCATATCTCTCCAACACCGTGCCAGGCGTATTTGAAAACTTGCCATCAGCATCTACAACAACAATATGAACTTCATCATTGATAGAAGTATTACCATTTCTGGTTAAAACGTGATTAGACGTGCCAGGAGCTCTATCAAAAAGACCAGCATAATTTGAAGCTTTACTTACTCCATTGACAATAAAACTTTCTTGCCAATCGGCGAAATTGCCGGTATCATCGTGGAATATAGAAACTCGTAAACTATTTCCCATGCTGCCTGGGTATCTTGCGAAAAATGCACCAGTTGTTGCCGGTAATGCAATATCAAAAATATCTTCATTTTCTATTAAAATACTAGCAACTGACCCACCAGCCGTAACTGCTTCAATAGTAGCAGTACCACCAGAGCCAGCACCCGATACCGTAATTATCTGCCCAGGCTCATAACCACTACCACCTGCAGTAACTGAAATTGCAGTAATAGGGCCTGGGGCCGTCGGCGTTGTAGTCGCGACTGTCAAACCAGTACCACCGCCAGAAGCGGGTGTTGTAGTTGTAGTACTTTCTGCACCACCTGCAGTATATCCAGTACCACCTGTAGTTAATTCTATATCTGTAACTACACCTTCTGTACCAGAAAAATCAGAACCTGCATTTTTTGCATCTGTGCCAATTGTTCTTATAACTTGTAATGAATTTGAATATGCCAAGAAACTTGCCGCAGTCAACCAATTTACTGCAGTATCAGTATCGGGTTCTCCGAATACTTCTGCTAGATCACTTTCTCCAGTGACCGTTGTAACTATATCGGCTGGGCCCCATTGAAATCCAGCCGCAATAGCGGCATCGGATGTTGCAACAGGAGCGACTCGTTGAGTGGCATCTATCTCTGAAAAATTTACGCCAGGACTAACTCTGAAAGCCATTTCGTTCTCCTTAATTCTATGTTAAATATATAAGTTTTTGCAAAAACGGACTTAAAAATTGCATCTTTTCTCTGGTTTTATTTATATATTTGCAGTTTTTCAAACATAACTCCAGTGTGTACCATCCGTATCAACAAACCCATCCTGACCAAGACCATCACTAATAATCCCAAATGGCAACAAATCATCTTCAATGGACTTCATTCTATCCGTATATAATTTCAATCTCAAATCTTGATCCAATAAATCTTTAAAATAACGCTGGCCAGTAACCCATGAAAACAATACCAATGCCATTACTAAATCGTCATTTCCGCCTTCTGCTGCTTGATATCCTTTACCTTTCGCTACAAAACCAGTTAATTCTGCAATTGTATCAAAATCAGGTATCAAAAGTTTATCTTCTTCTATTAAATCCTTTAATGTTCTACAACCAATTCTTTTTACTTGCGGAGTAGTTTTCAGACCGAAACTTGTATCCTTACCAAACCCAGCTGAAATAACTTGTCCTGCTCTTCCTTTTACTACAGAGGAAATCATATTTTCATATTCTAAATCATAATAAAGTATATCAGCTACCTGACCGCCGATATCATTTACTTCAACCAGAACCCATGAATCGTTATATTGCTTTGCAACTCTATTTATAACGTTAGGAAACAACATTGGCGATATATCATTATCCTTATATCTAGCCACCATCTTATATGGAGTATCAGTAACATCCAACACAACAAAAACTGAATAATCTTTCTGTACGCCTCTTGCAACATCAACTGATACAAAATAAACTCTATCTGGTTGCGGTGTTTCCCATATGTGCAAATTATCTTTCTTGTATTTAGGTTCTCTAAAAACAAGGTTTCTAAGCTTACTCGGCGAAATGAGAGTATCTACCGACCCTATAAATTCTGTTTCAAACTCAACCCTAAATTGGTCTTCTGATGTATTTCTTATTGTCTGGTCTTTCCATTCTTCATCACGCCCAGGCACCTGCGACCAATGTACATCAATCGGCACATAGTCACTATGACCTTCCACTGCATTTATCCACATTTTATAAAATTGATTCATACCATTTGGCGTAGAAACAATCAAAACCTTTGTGGTAGTACCAGATGAAATAGTAGGATAAACAGATCTAAAAAATTCTTCTGAAATGTGATCTGGAACGAATGCGAATTCATCCAAAAATATAATATTGAATGTTCCACCACGAATTGCACTTGATGAAGTTGAACTGGCCAATATCTTTGAGCCGTTTTCTAATTCTATGTTACCCTTATTCCATTCTTCAACGCCCTGCTGTAGCCATAGTGGTAAATGCTCATATGCTAATTGTAATCTACTCAACAATTCACGTGCTGTACTTCCTTTATTTGCTAGAATACCTACTCTGACATCCTGATTAAAAAGTACATAATGCAACAGATATGCAATAATTGTAGTAGATTTTCCTGTTTGACGAGGCATCTTACAAATGACAAAACGACTATCACAAAATTCTTGAATCATATCTTCTTGGAAATCCCACATATTAAAATCAATAAGACCTTCATCAACTGTTACAATCTTCATATAATTTTTAATGAAATAAAGTGGATCGCCTTCACATTTAATATATTCTTCAATCTGTTCCT